GACCACTGCGCCGTTGGGTATGATGTCATTGAGTGTGACCGGTCCAACTCCGGATTCCAGGTTTCCAACTCCGCTGTTGGCACCATCGCCCACCACCGCTCCTATCTTGGCCCAGACCCTGTCCTCCGCGTTGTCTGTGCCCGCTGTCACCAGTGAGTTGTTGAGGAACTCCCTGCTGTCGGGTGATGTGAATTTGACTAGAGCTCCGGGCTTTGCGAATTTCAAGTTAGAGGTAGAGAAGTCACCTATGGAAAGCGCACCCCCTGACGTGAAGTATCCTGTGTTTGTGTTGGTGGATGTGGTTGTAGAATTCCATGTAGCGGTCAATGTGCTTAGATCCTTGGTTCCGTACTTTAGATAATAGAACTGCCTGGCATAGGCCTCCTTCAACTTGGCTTCAACAGACGTGTCTATGGTGGACTGTATGTTGCTCCTGTTGTTGAATGTGAAGGTGAACTGTTGTGTGCTCTCCTCCCTGTACAGTATGCCATCCTCGGCGAACACGCTCACGTTAGAGTATGCTCCTGTGGGATCCAGTATCTCCTTGGCCCTTGATATTCCTGACGCTGATCTGTTGACAGATCTAACTTTAACGATCTCCTGTGAGGCGGACAGTGGTACCACCTGGTAGTCCTCTGCTGTGATCATCCTGTTCTGAGAGTAGTAGACCTGTGCGGCCTTCTCCCTTATGCTGTCATTTGACTCAGTGGCCGCCGCGTTGTAAACGCTGGCCTTGAGGCTCATTGAAATGGTCAGGGTCTGTTGTGCACCGTTGGCGTCCGTGTATGGCACCGCGACCTGTATGTTCTGCATGTCAGTTGGCTGTATGGCGTACTTGGCGTTGTCGCTGATCCTGTGGTATGTCCTGAAAGAACCCAGTGGTAGGTTTGAGAAATTTCCATCCCCAAAGACTAAATCGATAGCATCGTTGTTCTTTGTTACCACGTTGTAAATGTTTCTCTCAGATGCCGCCAGTGAGTTGTAGATGGCGTTGTTGCCCGTCAGTGACGGTACCTTGGTCCACTTCTCCGCGATCTGTCCGAACTGGTCTAATTTGTACAACCATACATCCGTGTCGTTGATGTTTGATGCCGCTAAGGATCTCACGTAATTGGTCACTGCCGTGTCCACCGTGAAGTCCGCGTACTGCATAGTGCCCTGTTTGAATAAAAAGAAAAATCCTGTGTTGTTGGAACTGTCACCTGCTCCGTCTGATCTATAAGTGTAGGTCAGTCCTGTCCCTGCGATTGGATCTGACTCGTATATGGAATCTGAATTATTAATGGTCGAAGGAACTATCTCGAACTGCCTGCCAATGCCTCCAACGGATTTAGTGTATTTGAACAGAGGTAAGTCCGTCTGGTTAGAACTCAGTGTGTATACCTCGGTGTCTATGCCTCCTATAGATCCTGACTCTCGGGGATTGCCAAACAGTTGTCCAGTCTGGTTGGCCGCGTTAAGTATCGCGGTGAACTGTTCCCTGTAGTTGGAGTTGGCGGAATCATTCCAGACGATGGTCTGCGTTGCCAGGTTTGTGCCAGTTGAGTCTACCACGTCCTGTGTGGTTGATATGCTGTCAACTTTTAGCAGTCCTGTGGCAGGTCTGTTACGCTTGGCATTGTAGTTGATCAGCCTCGCCAACCTTAGGACACTGTTCCTCCTCTCGGCAGTCTCCAGGAAGTTCTCCCTGGCGTTTAAGTCAACCCTGAATGAAAGTGCCTGTGCTATGTAGGCTATGAGGTCTATGAGCGCGACATACTCCGAGCTCTCTACGAAGTCATTGAAATCGTCGGGATAGTTTTCCCTGAGGTAAGCCACCATGGTCCTTCTTAGGGTCTCAAAGTCGTATGATTTGAAATCCGCCTGTTGGAATGCTTGGTATATCTTCCTCCAATCCTCCGCGACTAATAATCTGTTTTGTCTATCTGTAGTGGCCATACTGTTTGTATGGATATTTATGTGATAGATTATGTACGTATATTAAGATAGACGTAGCAGTGAGTTCTCGTCGAAACTGAACCGCAGTTTCTCAGTGATGTTGAGGGGCACGTATGTTATAGTGGCCTGTATGGCTATGCCCTTGTCCGCTTCTGTGACCGTGATGTCCTGTGTGCTTATCCTGGGATCCGCGTTGAGATTCTGCGTGACGTCCTCAACTATGGCGTCCTTCAAGGCCTCTGTGAATGGCTCGAAAAGAGCATCATATATTATGGTGCCGAACTCGGGGTTCTCCACACGTTCGCCCTTGCGAACGGAAAGCCTGTTGATCAGGTCCTGCTTGGCCACCTCGAAGTCGTACAGTTTGAAGTTCTGGCGGTCAGCCCTTGAACTGAAACCCTTGAAGGTCACTGTTTTGTTGCTCAATCCGTTGTCTGATCCTTTGTCTCCGTACGCCATTAGTGTATCCTCCTAAATTCCACGTCGACCTTGCTGTAGTCAACCATGTAGAATCCTGTGTCGGTCATTGTGCTGGCCCATGGCACCTCCTGTGCCATAACGCCCTGCCACGTGCCCGACGTGTGTTTGTATTTAAACTCGTAGATGTTGATTCCCATGGGAGACCTGCCAATCAATCTTATGTCTTCCTTCAGTCTCTCGTCACTGAAGAAACTGCCTATGGCACTGACCACACTGCCTACAGTTCCGCCTCCCAGGAACGATGGCAATGACATGCTTCCGATCTTTAGACCAAGGTTTGATGCCGCGTTTAGTCCCCCCACACGTGCCAATTCTTGTGCTGTGCTCTTGCCAGCCAGTCCTGTGAAGAAAGATCTAGCCTGACCCGACACGGCGGAAATGGCTGTTGATGTTACTGATGATGTGACCTGTCCCGCCACCACGTTCTTGAACACGTTTGTGGTGGCCTTGAGATCTCCCACTGACGCTATGTTGGCGATGTTTATGTTGCCCGTGATGCCGGATATGTCTATGCCTCCTATGTTAGTGGGTATGCCCGCCCTCTCATATATCGTGTTACCGAACTTGTCCACTCCTATGGCCTTCTTGCTGAGGTTGCCTGTGACCAGTTTGTTCAGTGAATCTTTCGCTGTGTTGGCCAGCGCCTTGCTCGCCGCGTCTGTGGCGAATCCCTTGGCGTCACCCGACAGTATCTTGCTGGTGTTCCCAAGCGCGAACAGTTCTCCCGCCTGGTTTACGAACACGTTGTCCTTGAACAGCGCCGCCACATCTGATCCGGTCACGGTGTCGATGACCTGGTCAGCCAGTTTCTTGGTCTGGTTGTTGAGTACATCCGACACGGAGTCCGCCACGTCGAATCCCTTCAATTTGTTACTGATGCTGGCCGAGGTGTCCCACTTGCCACGGGCCTGATTGGCAATGTCAAATGCCTCATCATACTCCCTGCCAAAGTCCGCTAGTATCTGCCTGGCTTTAGTCGCGTCCGTTGACGTGCCCATCTGTTCCTTGAGCACTTTCTCCGCGTCCGCTTGGAATTGTCCTAATCTTATGCTCTCTATGGTGGACAGTCTGTTACGCTGTTCCGTGTACTCGACCGTGCCTGGCGTGCTGGCCAATCTGTACCACGCCTTCTTGTTGTCAGCACCTCCTATGGGCAGTGCGCCCTCTGTTGAGAATCCCTGTAGCCTCGGCATTGGCTCGTGCGTGACGAACCTGTGCACTGTGGTCTTGGTCTGTTTAGTGAACGGTCTCAATGGTTTGGTGCCTTTGTTGGCTAATTCAACATCACCTTCCTGTCTTGGTGTTATTCCGCCGGCGTCCGTGTCCAACCACTTTGGCCCCCACGTGTCGCTGGCACCCGTTGAGTTGAAGTGCACCTGTGCGCCCGCTAGGTGTATCTGTCCCGCCGCACCATGTAACTGCTGTCCGTCCGTGTATGATGTGAGTCCGTCCCTGGCGTAGTCCCTGATGCTCCCTTTCTGTGAGCTGTTGAGTATGCCCTTGTCTCCCAGGTTCAGCATGTACGTGCCCGCGCTCTGCACCATCTCGTTGCCGGAGCTCATCCTGACCTGTCCAGCGGCGTGCATGTTGATGTTGGCGTCCGAGTGCAGGTTGAAGTCACCTTCGGTCCTCATGTTGATGCCACCGATACCAGAGTAAACATCAATCCTGCCTTCGCTGGTCATCTCTATGTAGGCGTTGCCTGACGCATTGGCTATGTACACCACACCTTCCGTGTCGTGCATCAACAGTTGGTGACCCGATGCCGTCCTCAATCTTGTCAGTTGGTTTGTGCCATCTGCGGCTCCATCATCCATGACGAAACTGTGTCCGTGATCCCGGTCCACGCTGACCGGCCTGTCATCCAGTCCTATCTTTGGTCTCTTCGAATCTGGTTTTATGCGACCTGGTGTGCTTATCCCAAACACCGCGCTGGGCGATTCCCTACGCGCACTGCTGGTCGTTGTGCCCCTGACCTGGTCCGCCACCAGTCCCTGCCTCATCAGTTGATCCGCTAACTTGTCGTTTATAGGAAACTTCTGTTGTTCCAGTGTGTCCGCC